ATGGTTACAGACATGCCCTCAGAAAGTATGATGAGATTAAATTTACTAAACATGGTTATGAATGGAGAGATAAATGAATAACTTTATGAAAGCAATTGAAACATTAACCAATTGGATTGGTGTGGGTGAGAGAAGAAGTGGTTCTGAGAGAAGAGTTAAGACTTCAAAAAGAAAAGTAACGAAAAGAAAATATGTGAGGAGAAAGTAATGTTAGATAGTTTATTAGCCGGTGTGATGTTGTTCAGTTCATTCGCTATGAGGACACCTAATGTGCAACCTAATCCTGATGACTATGAATTGAGTATGGGTGTGACTCATAAATACTTTCATGTCAACAGACAATGGGAAAGAGAGTTAGGTACAAAATACATCGATGATTTGGTTTGGGTTAAATTTGAAGATGGCATTTACTTTAAGCCTGAATATATGAATAAAGAGAGTCAGAGTGTTAAATATTTTAAACTTGATTGGCGTAGAGAATGGAAGGGTGCTACATTTGGTTTTACCACCCGTTCCACAACAGATAAATTGAATGAGTATGAGACATTTGGGTCCGTTGGTTTGTCAAAAAAGAAAAAGTATTCAGAGGTTGTTGATGTGGAGATTTCATTTGATGGTTACTTTCCGCCTGAAAACAATACAGATGCTATGACATTTGAGTATGAGAATAAATTCAAAGTTAGTTGGAAACTGACAGATAGGGTTAGGTTATATAATATGGGTGAGATTGCTAAACTCAAAGGTAGTGACTATTATAAAGCTAAGGTTGGTGTAGAGGTTTCCTTATGATAAGAGAACTTACATCGGAACAGATAGTTGATAATTGGGGAGATTTGATTGACTTAATCAATAAGACATTTGATGGTGAGCGAAAAGAGAAGTTACTAAAAATGTATGATTATTTTGAGGAGAGGATGTCGATAGCTCCTGCGAGTGGTAGAGAACATTATCACAATGCTTATGCTGGTGGATATGTGGATCATGTGTTGCATGTTGTTAAGTGTGCTAAACAAATCTATGAGTTATGGGAAGAGAATGGTGCTACAATAAATTTCACAGAAGAGGAATTGGTATTTTCTGCGCTTCATCACGACTTAGGTAAGGTTGGTGATTTGGCTGAAGATTATTATACCATAAATGATTCGGAGTGGCATCGTAAGAATCAGGGTCTGATATATAAACATAATCCTAACTTACAGTATATGACTGTAACTGATAGAGCTATGTTTTTGTTACAGCACTTTGGTATCAATATGTCAGAGAATGAGTACATTGGGTTAAAATTGACAGATGGTCTTTATGAAGAGGCTAATAAAAGTTATTTCATAGGTTGGACACCTGATAGGTCATTGAAAACCAATATTGCTTATATATTACATCAGGCAGATATGATGGCTACTCACATTGAGTTTGATAGATGGAAACGTGGGACTTATGCTAATGAGGAAGCGATAAAACCAAAACCTAAGAAGAAGGAAGTATCGGAACAATCTAAGAAAGCTAACGATTTGTTCAAAGAACTATTTAATGATTGATAAAGAGTTAGAGAAAAGAAAACTGAATGCTGAGTATAAATATCTAAAGGCTGAATTGGAGTATCAACAGGCTATATTTGAACAAGCTCAAAAGGGCTTTGATGAATATTTCAGAGATAAGTTAGATATGATGAGAACTGGAAAGGCGGCCGAAAAGGCTAAAGCTGAAAAACCAAAAGTCGAAAGAAGAGAAGAAGTTGATGTCATATATAAGAAGTTAGCTCAAAAGATTCACCCTGATAAGAAGACTGGAAGTCATAAGGATTTCCAAAAGTTAAAAGACGATGTTGACAGTTATGATTTGGATGGTTTGATTGATATGGCCCAAAAGTATGATGTAAACATTGAAGAAGAAATAGACGAGGTCTCTTACCTAAGTGTTCAGATAGAGATGACAAAGAGTAAGATTGATGTGATGATGAAATCTTTGGTGTTACAATGGCACAATACTCCTGAAGATAAGAAACCACAACTTGAGCAAATGATAATGATGCAGTTTGGAAAAAGTTGATTCGCTATATTTTCTGAGCTTGGAAATATAATTTATGATATTAAGAAACATACTTATTAACAACTACTATAGGATAGAAAATGAACGCCGCTGATAGAAAAGAATTCGATTTGATACACAACAAAATCGATAACATTACGCAATCAATAGATGAGTTGAAGTCGGATATGGATAAGGCTCACATAAAAACAGAAGAGAATTTGAAATTCATCAAAGAGAGTCTATTCAATCCACATGATGGGTTATGGGCTGAAACAAAACAAAACACACAATTCAGAGAAAATACAGCTAAATGGAGAAATGTTTTAGGAGCTGGTTTTATGGCATTGATGATAGAAAGAGTTTGGGGTTATTTTAATTAAACACTAATAAAAAAACAAAAGGTTACAAATGGCATTTTTCAAAAAGAAAAAGAAAAAATCAATTTTAGAAGGTAGTAGGAGAAATCCTTGCAAAATATACATACCTCAATATACATCTGATGGTTTGCAGCATCGAGAGACATATGGATTCATACAAGAAAGGGATGTGAAGAACCAAATGTATTATGTGATGTTAGGAAATGGTGGTGATGAACAATGGTATGATTATAAGGATGTGGAATTGGTAAAGGGGCATTGGACTAATAAGCCGAGAAAAACAGAAGAGGATGAAAATTAGGGATAAATTTACTATAGCGGATTTGGTGTCTTTTTATCTGCTAATCATCTTACTTTTATTTATCTTATTGAAAGGATGTACGACTTCACCCAATGGTGCTATAAATTATGACACCACATCTTATTATGTAGATGGTAAATTTCATGAGGATTTGCCAGAGGAATATATAATAAAAAATTGGGGAAACCGATTAGAAGATGCTTTGGGTAAGGATCATGCTTACAGAAGTGAGATAAATATTTCTCATCAGAGAACCGAAACAAAATGGTGTACGGTACATAAAGGTTGGGAAAATATAAGAGCTGTATATAATGGAAAGGATTATTTTTATTGGGTTTCAAATCATAAAAGATTCTAAAAAAGGCTTGACACATATTGATTTTCTTTTGTATATTCATATGTGAAAAAGGGGAATAAAATGAAGAAAACAGTAATTTTTGATTTGGATGGAACTCTCGCTAATATCGATGTTAGGAGAGATAAGTCTCTTAAACCTAATGGTAAGTTGGATTGGGATATATTCGCATCACCTACTTCTATTATGGATTGGGATAAACCAAATGCACCAGTAATTAAAATGGCTCAGATGTTTCATGCTGATGGATTTAAGATTGTTATCTTTAGTGGTAGAAACGATAGAGGTTTCTTCGCCACCAGAGATTGGTTGAAAATACATAATGTTCCTTTCGACCTTTTGGTTATGAGACCTGATAAGTTCAAAGATAAGTCTTGGCCGATTGCTGATGGTAATCCAGCCACACCAGATATGAGATTTATGCCAGATGAAATTTTAAAGAAAGCTATGTTGGATACCTTTGTAGATATCAATGATGTTTTTCTTGTTGTGGATGACAGAGATAAGGTTGTGAAGATGTGGAGAGACTTGGGTCTTAATACTTTCCAAGTAGCACCAGGTGATTTTTAAATGGTTGAGAAAATGGTTTTGGCGCAAACCTAAAACAAAAGTTTATAGGTTTGTGTCTGAAACTACCGGAGAGGAGTGTGAAGTAGTAATTGAGAAAGATAGATCATGTAGCGATACAAGTTGATAATATTCAAGACTCTGCATATTGGTATGAAGAACAATATGATTGTAGTATAGAGTATTGTGATTCGACTTGGGCTTTACTAAAATTTGACAACATAAAGTTAGCATTGGTTCTGAAAGATGAACATCCACCACACATAGCATTTGAGGTTGATGGGGTTGAGGGTAAAACTCATAGAGATGGAAGTGTGAGTAAATACATAGATGATCCAAGTGGTAATAAAATTGAATTGATAGAGTATCCAAATGTCGATGTTGAATAAGTTAGGACATTACATATTCAAACGAATTTGTAAAGACCAACATAAGCTTAGGAAGAAACAAGCTATGAATATGTATGGGATGTATGTTAGACCAAAGGACATACAGCGTTATATCAATGATTATTTGGAGTATGGTTATGATTACACAGGTGACGATAATATAGCTGCTGATGATAAGGTTGAACATTATTTGGAAGAATTCTTTGAACCAACAATAGATAAATACTGGGATGAGCCAGAGGGGGAGGAAAGTTGAGTAACGAAACAATAGCAATAATAATAGCCATAGTGATTATGGTTCCAGCGATATTATTCTATCACTTTATTATTGTTGATAACTATTTAGATAGATTCTTACCACCAACATTTAAGAGTTTATTCTCAAATGGTAAACCAAGAAATTTAAATAAAAAAAATGAAAACAATAAGACATAGTAAGTTACCACTTATATTACATTCGGCAGACCACTTGACACCTGATATGTTAAAGGCGATACAAATACAGATGGCTGAATATAGTTGGGATGATTGGATTGATGAGGATGGTAAGTGGTTTAAATATTGGAATAAACCAAATCGTAAACAATTGGAGTTATTTGATGATTAATCCTGTGGTATATTTTTTTATAGGGGCTTTAATACTTATTTTATTTATGCAAATAAGGAATGGTTGGAAATGGTAAAGTTGTGGCAGAGATTTAAAGAGTGGTTGATAATAAGACAATCTAAAAAGTTTGCTGAGGAATTAAAAAGAAAAAACTATAAACCAAGACAACCTTGGGATGTGGGTATTTGGTAATGGATTATAAAGAAGTGATGGATTTGTGGTTCGTTTGGATACCCGCAATAGCAATTATGTTCAGATATATAAAGGGGGTAGTTGATAATTGGAATGATTGAAGTCTTATTTTGGATTATCACAGTGTTAGTTGTTTTTAGATTCACAAAGGAATTGGAAAGGGATATCTTTAATGATTGAGTATATTTTATTAGGTATATTGGCCCCAATAATATTAAATCTCATGCATCTTGTGGTTGGTTTGTATGTGGTTACACAAAGGGGAAACATAATGTCTTTAGGTTTTACGGGTATTAGTTTCTTAACTAAAACTGTAGCTATGTTATTTCTTACTTGGTTGGGAATAGGATTCTTAGGATTGGTTGTGGCTATCTTCATACCATTACTCACATTCTTTTGGTTCTTTACACATATTGTTGAGGCTTTTGTGATTCAACATTATATGAAACAGAATGAAAGTAAATTTATTAAATCAATACAAATATAGGAGTTATTATGTTATATTTAGGTTTTGGCTCATTCGTATTAATCTTATGGTTAATGTGGGCATTATATAAAGATGACTACGAAGATTTTTTTAAATTCTAACAAAAAACTAACAAATAAGTTGGTTATTTAAGGCTTTATTTTATTTTCTCCTTATATATATAAGCGATTGGATGTACCAATCTTTAATAATATCAGACATATGGAGAAAAAAAATGAAAATGCGAGCATTAGTGTGTTTAATGCTAATGGGCTCATTGACAGCCCAAGACCTGCTTGAGAGTGGGAGTCAAAAACTAAGTGCAAGCCCCAAACAAATAGTTCCATTTGAGTTAACCTACGAGGATTTACCCTACAAAAGTGTAACAAATTTTAAAGGAAGTGTTTTAGTGCAGTTTGTGATTGATGAAGATGGGAGAGTTATCCATCCAGAAATAATTGATACATTCAATATTTTCCTAAATTCAGCAATCATTGATAAGGTTATGGCAATTAGGTTTGAACCCGCAACACAGAACGGCAAACCAGTGAAAGTTAGATATAATCTACCAATTCTATTTAAATAGATTTATGATGGGGGGACTAAAAAATCCCCCCAAAGTAAAAATAAAACTTGACATATATACAAATTTATTCATAACTTGAGGGTATGAATGAATGTAAAAAATGTGGTGTAGAGATTGATAATCACCGATATCAGCTCGGTTATACCGAATGTATTGATTGTTCCGAAACAGAGAAATATTCAGCACATCAGGTATATCCACATAAAACAGGTGGATATGTACAACCCGTAAAATCAGAGACAAAAAAACATTTACAAAATATTGATAGGCGTTCAAATAGTGGTGGAAGGATGGCTAAGGGTATTGTGGCTGATAAGAGTTGGGATAGGTGGTTGGAGAGATACCACAACCCATTACCAAAGAAACCAAAACCTAAACCCAAACCTGTGGTTAATAATTATATTCCATTTGATGAGGCTAAGATAAAAGTGGTTGAAAGGTTTGAAAGGTTGGGATATGATTCAGCTTGTGAACTTACACAGTCTTTATATACTGATGACAAAATAAGTCTGATTAATAAGTCTAAGATTATGAATGGATTGGCTGACTTACAGATGATGACATCAAAAGAAAGAAAAATAATTAAAAAAAGTTTAAAAAAAAGCTTGACTCGTATTGCATTTTCTATGTAACTTGATATATGAAAAAGAGAGGAAAAATAAACGAATGAAACATTATTCAGATTTTTGGTTTGACAGAAGCGATACCGACATCGATGAGTTGTTGGGTATTGAAAAAGTAAAACCAAAGAAAGATTACATTAAGATGGCTTCTAATCAGAGGGCTATCGCAAACTTTGTTCGTATCGTTAGTGGACAAAACATTCCTGTTACATATACTCAGAGAGGGGATAGTTACACTGATGGTAAGAAAGTTACTATCTCTGCTAACATCAATGATAATAATTTCGATCATGTCGTTGGTTTGGCTCTTCACGAAGGTAGTCACATCGCCTTTAGTGACTTTGAGGCTTTAGCTGACGCCATTAGAAATGCTCCTA